GGCGGTGGCGGTGGTGGACAAGTAGTCCAGACCCGTGTCAACGTAACACCAGGAACAACTTACAACGTTGCAATCGGAGCAGGTGGTCGTGGTGGACAAGGTTCACAGACTGGTGCTTCTGATGTTGTTAACACTACTCCAGGTGGAAATGGTGGAACAACAACACTTGGTGGATTAGCACCAGCAAACCTTTTGATGAACCCAAGTTACGCTAAGGGCGTCTCACTTTGGGAAGCAAATAACATTCAGCAGGTTCAGAAGAGCGCTACTGGTACATCAGGTCTTAATACAATTATTATTGCACCAGACAATGCAAACATTATTATTGGTATGCTTGTTACAGGTACTGGTATTGGTTCTAACGCAATTGTTTCTTCTATTACTGGAACAACAATTACTTTGAACGTAAACAACTCTGGAACAGTTTCAGGTGTTGTTACTTTTACTCTTCAGCCTTGTACTATCACATCAACAAGCATTATTTACAACGACAACATTTCAAATGCTGTCTCACTTGGTACAAACCAGTCAAACAACCTTATTCAGGCTCAGTATGCTCAGATGGAAGACCTAACACTTTCTGGTGCTTCATACTTTGTACTTGACAGCCTTGGTGGAGTTACAGCAGCAGTGCTTTCTAACCCATACACCAAGTTGGCTGAAATGGTTTCCCCATCAGTTATTGGTGTATCTTCAGGCGCTAACTCACTTCAGTGCGTAAACTCAACTGGTGGTGCTCGTCTTGTAGGTCTATCAACATCTGCTGCTGGTGCACTTTCTGGTGGTACAACAGGATTTACTTACAACCCAGGTGCAACTTATACAGTTTCTGCATATGTTTACCACACTAACCCAACAGCACAGAACCTTGTTGTTCAGTTGCGTATCGGTGATGGTACTAACTTCCCAACAAACAACCAGGGAACTGCAAACGGAACAGGTACTCTCTACTCAGCAGTAACACCTTCAAACGGTGGTTACTCAGTATCTCAGGTAACTGTCAGCACACCACTTTCTGGTTACGGCGGACTTGTATCTAAGACTGTTACAGGAACTTCAGGTCAGACATTTATTACAGTAACAGATAACTCAGGTATCTTTGCTGGTCAGACTGTTTCAGGTACAGGTATTGCTACCAACGCAAAGGTAACAAGCATCTCTGGAACAACAATCAACCTTGACCTTGCTAATACAAACGCAGTATCAGGTACAGCAACATTCACCCACACAGGTATTGTTTCTGGAGCATGGCGCCGCATCTCTGCAACATTTACTGGTCTTCCAGCATATGCAGCAGGTCTCACAGCCAAGTGGGCATATATCGGCTTCCTAGTACCAGCAAACACAACAATGTTGTTTGACAATATTCAAGTTGAAGAGAACTCAACAGCAACCGCATATAAGCCACCTACATATAACTATGCAGTTGGTCTTAAGATGATTTCAACTGTTGCTAACTCAACTAATATGGAAGTTTCACACGAATTTGTGAAGGTAACTCCTAGCACACAGTACACAGGCTCTGTCTACGCTTGGGCGTGGAAGGAATACCGTACAGCAAATGCTTACCTTGAATTCTACGATGTTGACTACAATATCATCAGCACACGTTCTGCTGGCGCTACAACATTTATTCCTGTATCAGGAACAAAGATGTCAGGAACAGGTAACCTACAGGCATACTCTGGAAAGCGTATGACTGTTACTGCTACTGCTCCAGGTAACGCAGCATATGTACGCTTCGGTGTCTCATTTGCTAACGCAGCAAACAACTCAACAGGTGGTGCTGAACCAGAGTTCTACCTAGCATTTGCTCAGTTAGAGACTGGTGCTGCTGCAACCTTCTACAAAGATGGAAACACAACTGGCTACACATGGGCTGGTGAAGCACACTATTCAACAACAATTACTGCACCACTTCTTGCTGCTAAGGGCGGCGGAGGCGGCGGTACTTACAACACTAACGTTCGTTTCTGGCAGTTTGGTCTTCCTGGCGCAAATGCTGGTGGACACTCACTAACCAACTCAGCAACACTCCCTACTTATGCAGGTGGTGGAGCAGGAGCAGGTTCTGCTGGCGGAAGCGCAATGGTTTACACACCAATTATTTCTTCTGGAAACATCGCTGGTGGTTACAACTCAACAGGCTCAACATCACTACAGAATGTTCAGCAGCAAGGAAACCAAGGTGGATACGCTGCTTGGACATCTAACGCATCTGTACCAGTTTATGGTGGAGATGGTGGTCTTGGAGTTCCAGTTGATGGAACATCAACACTAGGTGTTGTAATGCTCGGCGGCGGAGGCGGCGGAGGTGGATGGAACACATTCGCACAGAGTGGTTTCAACAACCCAGGTCGTGGTTCAGCAGGTGGCGGTAAGGGTGGACACACCTACATTGCATACCTCACTGGTCAGGGTGGCGGTCTTATCACAGACGTTTACTCTCGCGGTCTTGATGCTGCTCCTAATACAGGTTCTGGTGGTGGCGGTGCTGGTTCAAACGGTGCTAACTCACCTTTGACACTTGCTACACACTCAGCAGCACAGTTCATTACCTATGAAGCATCAGGTGCTCCAACTACAGATATGGCTCCCTGGGCTCCTGTATACAACGCTACAACAGCACTTCTTGCTGGTTCAACTAAATACGGTACTAACGCACTTCGTGCAACAATTCAGGATGCTGGAAACGCTAAGGTAATTACATCTTGGACAGATTTCCCAATCTTGCCTCGTACACAGTTGTTCTTCCCGGGCTTCTCATTCCGTTTGAACACTGGTTCAAACCCAGGAACACCAAACTTGGGTACAAAGGCTGCTCGTCCTACTATTCAGTGGTTCGATATTAACAAGGCACTTATTCGTGAAGACCGTCCATCTGTTAACGCAGCACTTGTTGCAGCAACATACACAGATACAGTGGCAGGAACTATCTCAACATGGCAGCCACCATTGGCTCCAGCAAACGCAGCATATTTTGAAATATCTGTTGAAATGTTGAATATGTCTGCTGGTGACGTCTGCGATATTGACTTCAACGGTCTTCAGTACTACCCATACGTTGCTAACGGTGGAAATGGTGCTGATGGTACTGTTATCATTCGTTACACTGAGAAGTTCACAGCGTAAGGTATAGGAGGATATAACTTATGAAAAAGTTTGCTCTCGTTGCAGCCAGCAAAGTTCAAAACATTATTGTGGCTGAAAGCGAAGACCTAATTGGTCCAGAATCATTAATGTATACAGTTGTAGACATTACTGATGCAACATTTGCTCCTTCAGTGGGCTGGACTTATAACTTCAAAGAAAAGACATTTGCTCCTGAACTGCCAAAAGGACTTCCTGTATGGGAAAAACTAGTTGCAACAGCAGCAGAAGAAGCAGCACCTGCTGCAAAGACAACTTCTACAAAGAAGTCGTCTACAACTGCAACACCTGCGGAGGAATAAACAATGCCAATTACAATGTCACCACAGGTGCTAACCGCATCAACTGATGCCTACATCACACAGGGTGTTACAGCACGTCTGCAAACACTTACAGGTGCTAGCGCTAACGGTCCAATCACAGTGAGTGTTATTGACTTCCCTGTGACTGTTTTAAGAAATCAGACTGCAACATCAACAATCACATTCTCAAATGTGCCAGACAACTATGCAAATACTTGGTGGGTTGAAGTTGCTAACCGCGGCTCAAACACAGTTAACTTCTCAAACGTTTCTTGGGATGGTGGCGGAAGCCCTACTCTAGCAACATCTGGTCGTTCTGTACTAGAGTTCTATAGCCGTGATGGTGGAACCACTATCTATGGTCGCGTTCGTTTTGCAAATATTGCATAATTATTAAATAGCCTAAACCCCGTACCTTTTGGTGCGGGGTTTTTGCTTTGTTTAAGGTAGACTATCCGCATGGCTAAAGTAAAAGTTGCTGTATATACAATTGCTCTTAACGAAGAGAAACACGTTGAACGCTGGTATAACTCAGTAAAAGATGATGCTGACTATCTGCTAATTGCTGACACAGGCTCTACTGACCGCACAATCGAGATTGCTAAGTCTCTTGGAATCAACGTTGTATCCATTTGTGTGAAGCCTTGGCGTTTTGATGTAGGCAGAAACGCGTCATTGGCTTTTGTCCCTACAGATATTGACTACTGTCTTCCATTAGATATGGATGAGATTATGTTGCCTGGTTGGAAAGATGAACTACAAAAAGCCTTTGATAATCATGCCACACGACCACGCTATGACTATGTGTGGAACTTTAATGAAGATGGAACTCCTGGAACTACTTTTAAAGGCGATAAGTTTCATGCTCGACATGGGTATCGTTGGAAAAACCCTGTTCACGAGATTTTAGTGCCTGACCGCATTCAAGAAATTCAATATCACACAAACGCTGTGATGGAGCATCACGCTGATAACACCAAGTCACGAGCCCAGTATTTAGACTTATTAAAACTTTCTATTGATGAAGACCCCTATGATGACAGAAATACTTTTTACTATGCACGAGAGTGTTACTTCTATCGTCAATATGAAGAAGCAACAAAGTATTTTAAAAAGCATCTTGGTATGCCAAACGCCACCTGGGATATGGAGCGTGCCGCATCTATGAGATATATCGGCATTATGAACCCAGACGAGTGTGAGCATTGGTTTAATATGGCAATTAAAGAGGCTCCAGGGCGCCGTGAGCCATATGTAGAGTTGGCTAAGTATTACTACAACACTTCCAAATGGGAGCAATGCTATGAAAATGCTATGGCTGCGTTGGCTATCACAGAGCGTCCTCAAGAGTATCTATGCGAAGCAGATGCTTGGGGGTATCTACCCCATGACTTTGCTGCAATTGCTTGCTACCGATTAGGGAAGTATGCTGAAGCAATAACTCATGCACAGAATGCAGTAAAGATGGCTCTTCCAAATGAAATGGAAAGACTTCTTAAAAACTTAGAGTTTTGTGAACAAGCAATGAAAGAGGCAAAAAATGACTGAAATGCCTAACTGGTTTTTACAATCAGGAGGTCCTTTTATTTTTGAAACACACTTGTCTTCAAAAAGAACTGAAGAAATTCATTGTTTGCAAATTGGAGCATATAAAGGTGATGCATCTAAATGGCTTATAGATAACATATTGCTTCACTCAAAATCTACATTAACTGATGTAGATACTTGGGGAGGCTCTAACGAGGTTGCTCACGATATGCTTGATTGGAATGAGGTAGAACAATCCTACGATTCTCAGACAGGTGAGTATGTTAAATCTGGTCGCCTTATTAAAAAGAAAATGACTAGCGATGAGTTTTTTGCATCAAAAGACCCTGAAATTTTATATGACTTTATTTATATAGATGGAGACCACGAAGCCGTACCAGTATTAAAAGATGGTATGAACGCTGTAGAGGCTTTAAAAGTTGGAGGTATTTTAGCGTTTGATGACTACCAATGGGATGCAGGAAAAGGTCCAGCCTACCGACCAAGACCTGCAATTGATGCAATAATGCTTTGCTACTCTAATAAATTTAAAGTTATAGAAATTGGATTACAAGTTTGGCTTGTTAAGACTTCTTAACTCGCTTATTTTTTCTTTGTAGTTTTTCTTTTTCTTTTAGTTGTTTAGCAAATTTATCTTCACGCTCTAACTTGTAGGCTTCTACCGCATTTGCACTTGTTCGACTACGCCAAGCAAAGCCACACTCAGTGCAAGTCACAATTTTTGCTGTAGTCCAACGCCCTGTTGTGGAAAGTTGTTCAATAGATACTTCTAACTTACCTGGTCGCGCTGTGCAATGAGGGCAGTTTGGATAGCGGCGTCTGCGTGTTTCTTCACCTAAATATGAAACTGACAACGCTCTACGAATTTCTACTTCGTCTTTTCCGCCCCACACGCCCCAGATTTGACGGTGCTCTAGAGCCCACTGAAGACATTGTTTACGGACAGGGCAAGTAAAACACATATTCTTTGCCGCATATTTTTCTGAGAAGTCCTTTGAAAAAAACCAGTCAATATACTCCCTATTTTTAGGTAATGCACACACTGCTTCTCTTTGCCATTCAAGGCTATTTGCTGGCTTCCACATAATGCAATAATAATACACTAAACATATTAAAAATTATGTAACTAAAGCAAACTAATTTTTATTAAATTTCTACCCATGTAATTGGTTGAATATCTTGAACTATATCACCATATTCAGTTTCGCCAGTTTCATCGCAAGCGTAAAAGTCAGTGTCTTCTTCAAATGTACCTATCCAACCGCAAACAACTTTTGAAAGTTCAAGCCGCTTAAAGGCATCCCCTAAAGAATCAACAACTCCATCTCGTTGAATTGTAGAAGCCAATGCTTTTCTTATAAGTTCATGTTCGACGTCAATATGGTCAATAGTGAAGTAAATAAGGGAGTCGCTTCGTTCCTGGGGAAGCCCACAACCTGACCACTCAGACCACAGGTGTTCCCCGTGCCGTGTGTCTTTTGCCATTACCAGACTCCGAATCTACTCGTCGTCTATGGTATCAAATTCGTATTCAAAATCCTTGGCTGAGTCGTCAGTAAGAAAATAAACTTTTTGTGGGTCTTTAAGTTCGTATATTCCTGCAATAGTTATAGCGCCACACATACAGCAGACATCAACATTTCCTGGCTCAAAAATTTCAGGGGTTTTTACCCCGACAAGGCGCATCATAATGTTGCCTTCTTCGTTAACGCTTTGTGGTTCCCAGTTAGCGTTATCTTGAAGCCAGCATATTTCGCACACAGCCATAGGACTTAGTACAGGCTCTGCTGCCATTTCAAACCTCTCTTTCTAGAGGTATGGTTTACAGCATAATTCTATCTCTATTTTGCATCCTATAGAGAAATATTGATGTGCCTAGCCCGTCTTATTTGAACTCTTTCTCTAGGGGTAAGACCACCCCAAATGCCAAATGCTTCGTGGTTAATTCCCCATTCAGCACAGTCTGTTTTATGAATGCATAAAGCACAAAGTTTTCTTGCTTCTTTATGGTCATACATAGATGTTTCTGGGTCTTCATCTATATCTTGAATGTAAAAAACGTCAAGTCCAACTTCTGCACAGGTTGGATTTTCAAATTCCCAAGGTTTGCGGGACACGGGAAACCTTTCTTAAAAATTAGTTGTTGGATTTTTTATTATTTTCTAGCGAGCCCACCTCGTACCCGCATCCTGCATATCCCGCAATATCAATCCATGTGTCAGGTTGATAGCCAGACTTAGAGGCATACCTTGCCACCTTGAGCCCAACCATCATCATTGCCACATCTTCATTACTAATTGGTACACCTAAGATTACCGACCAAATCTGAGCAGTTCTTTCAAAGTTATCTTCAGGAGCGCCGTATTGTTTGTTTCTGTCGCCAGAAATAATCTTTGCTGCTTCTCTTAGCGCTTCAACACGAAGAGGGTTTTGCTGAGTTGTCTCATTATCTGTATTCATCTTTAATCCTCGCTATGACTTGGGCGGTATATGTTTTGTTGTCTGTATCATCTTCTACAATAATTTCGTAAGTTAGATTATGAGACATTGTTGGGCCAGTGTATGCATTAATTTTTTCCTCAGCAATACTGACAACTTCACTATGATTTTTTGCATTTACAAAAAACTTATATGTAGTTGTTGGCATTATTAAACCAACTTTTCTAAGTTTTCTGGTTTAAAGTGAATTCCATCTAACACTGGGACTTTGCCATCGTCTGTCTTAACAATGACATCTCCATAACGAACTCCAACAACTCGTCCCCTGCGTCCGTTATATGCTTTACCTTGTTCTCCATCAAAAGCATTGCTACGAACTCGAACCGTGTCGGCTACTTTAATAAATCCAGCCTGGGCTGCTACCCAAGTTTCATTAGGATTATTTTCAACAATTGAGTGCCCTAAAGCCAACTTACTAAAGATGTTAATAATTTCTTTAGCATTTTTATCTGTTGGTTGCTTTAGTTGTTCCCAACTAGCAAGAAGTTTTAAAACTGAATCTCCAACAACTTTCTTTGTTTTATTCTCGGTGAGTTGACTTCTCACCCAATCATTGTCTACTTCAGCCATGTTCGTCTCCTATATCTGCTTAGTTAGTAGCGTAGTCTTTTTCAAACAAGGTTTCAACTATAGAATTTTTAAATACTTCCCAAGTTGGAATATTGTTTTTGTACAACTCTTTTTGAGTATTAGCGTGAACTAATCGTTCTTCTCTAGACATCTCTTCAACAACAAAAGGTAAAACCCCCCATTCAGGTCCCATGTTGACAGTAAGTCTCCAGTCAGTGACTACAGGGACACCAACAAACAACGCCTGAGCAAGACTAGGAAGCCACCAAGAAGCACCATCACGATATGTTGAGATAAGAGCACCAGTTGCATTATTTAGTTTTACTAGAATATCTTGATTAGTTTCTGTTCTACCATCTCGATACTGCATAGTTTTATGAGTTAGGTGCTTTTCTGTTTTCTTAAACCAATCTGTCTTAGAGTCATCAACGCACCAATATCCGCCATCAGCAAGTCCTCTAGAACCTCTTTCAATGTTAAGAAGCGCTGCGTCTGGGACTAAAGCAAATACATTGTTAGGGTCAACATTGGGGATATATTTAATAATAGATTCTGGCTTTGTCCACGGATACCCTGGAATAATTGTTTTAGGCCAAATCTCTGTGTAAAGTTTTGATAGTCCAGCAAAAACTTTTTCAAAGTTCTTTGGTTCAAGGGTGTCATTAAACTCTTTACGCTTTATATAAAAATCTTTTACAAGGTCTTTAGGGTTCTTATACACACCTCTTAGACCATTCCACACCTTGTGTGGTTCTGGAGCATCAACAAATAAAGATAAAGTTCCAAGTTCATAAGCAATGTTTACTACGGACAAAGCGCCATATAGCCTATGAGAAGTTAGTCCCATTGGGGAAGATATACCGACAAGTACCACATCAAACTGAGATAAATAATCCTTATCCATTTTGATTGATGGGTCTGCCCAAGTAACATCACATCCAGACTGGGTTAAAGCAAGATAAACAATTCCAGCAAAAGAAGGAAGACTCTCACTTGCAGTTTTAGAGGCTTGTGGAGAAGTACAGCCTGTCATAAAAACTTTCATTAATCCTCTTTCCTAATTGCCAAGAACCACCCAACGATAAACGTTGGGCGGTTCCTAGCATCATTATTAGAACGGTGCTGCTGGAGCCTGTGTTGCTGAAGCAGGTGCTGGCGCTGGAGCAGGTGCTGGCGCTGGAGCAGGTGCAGGTGCAGGTGCTGCCATTGTTGGCGTTGCTGCTGGTGCCTGACCAGAAACTACTGGATAGTAGTTCTTGATTTCGTTCTTCTTTGTGCCATTCCATGTGCGAGTTCCGACCTGTGCTCGGAAACGACGACCATTGATGGCTTGCTCAATCTGAGCGTTTGATGGAGATTGCAAGAAGAAATCACGAGGGATTCCTAGTGCGTGCATCTTCTTAAAGAAGATACCCATGGCTGCATTGTTTTCAGGGGAAACCACTAAGTTATCCCAAACAAGGCGCTTATTGTGTGGTCCACCTTCAACCTGTGTTTTCACAGAGAACATAGTCTTTCCGCTCTGTGTAACTTTTGCAGTTGCTTCAACTACAACGACGTCGTAATCGCCGTCTGGTAGTGGTTCGTAACTGCTTGACTCACCAGCATCGCGGACCAAGTCCGCCCAATTTAGTGTACTCATGGCTTCCTATTCCTTAGTTGTTTTTTCTGTTGTCTGCTTTTCACCAAAAATAGTGTTAAGCATAACCTCGATGGAGAGTTTATCTTGTTCAACAATTGAACCAAGACGACCCTGAACACGCTCTCCTGCTTCGTATTCATTTGTTCGTTCAACATACATACGACGAACTTTGTATGGCCCTTGCATTGGGTCTGGATTAGGAACCGTTTCCACTGTAAGAGCACCAAGAATGTCGTAGAAATATGGTGCTTGAATTGCTAATTGCCCCTGCAAATAAGGACGGTGACGGCCATCCTGACTTGTTCTTGACATAGCAGTAAGTACTACTGCTTCAAGAGGGTTTGTTGCGTGCATTGTAAGGTCACGCAAATCTCGTAGTAAGCCGCCCATGTGACGAAGTAATTCGCCCCACTGCTGCATCTTCATTTGTTCGTTACCTGCGATGCTGTCCATACATTTCACTTGTAGTTCAGAGATTGAATCAATAATCAAACTCTTGAAATGATGGCGACCAAGTTGTAGCCATTGATATGTCTTAATGACCGTGTCGTAATCACGAACTGTGACTACGCAAGTATCCCAAGTTCCATCTGCAATAGGTGGTTCCTCTCGCAGTGGGTCCCAGTACTTAACGACGATAGGGAGGAAGCGGTGTCCACCCTCAACGTCAAGCATGAGTCGTGGGTATGGTGCAGTTACAGCAAAGGATGATTTACCAACCTTTGATTCCCCATAAACCATAACCGTCAAAGAGCGTTGAATTTCGCTCATATATGTCACTCGCTTCCTTTTGTTTCGTTTGTTCCATAATATGCATAAGGGTCTGTTTCCTCATACATTTCACTAAGTGCTTGTTCGGCAGCGCTTCCGTCGTCGAACATTGGGCATATAGTGAAAAACTGGCATTTCCATTTACAGTCACGACTTGGTTTTGGATACGCATTAAATGCGTGGTCTTCACCATTGTCTAATGCTGTTCTTACTCTCATCAAATCTGCAATCGTTCCGTGAATTCTATTCCAAAAAGAACGCAAAGTAAATACGTTATGTCGAATTTCTACTTGGTCATAAAAAGGTGGCTTTGCGGCAGCAGAGCGACGAACCTTCTTTAGCAATGTAAAAATTCCGCCATCGCTACGCTCTTTTTCATCAACTTTAGTTGATTCAAGAAGCATATAAGTCATAACCTGCTCGTTCATATGTGCCATGTTTGAGAACTCTGCAAGAGAGCCTCCAACAGTCTTAAAGTCGCGGAACATACGCACGCCATCAGCCTTGCGACGAACACGCATATCTAACTTACCTTGAAGTTCAACTTCTCCCCCAAAGAGTGGAGCAATAATTGTTTCTTCTGTAGAAATCATTTCTAACTCTGCGTCAATACCATTTTCTGCAACCCACTCTTCGTATCCCTCAAGCATGATGCGACCAAGTTCGGCTTCAGTTTCTAAGTTTGCTACATCACGAAAATCTGCAAGAAGTAGTTGCTTATCAATTTCAACTAAGTCAGAGTGTGCTTTTAGTAAAGGTATGCCTTTTGCATAATGGTCATCCAACGCTTGGTGAATACGACTACCAAGTGCTAATGCGCCAGTCATATCTTGTTGCTTAGGCTTTAGACGGCGATAGTAAGTAAGCCACCAACGACGGCGACAGTCTTTAAATGTTTGTAGTTCTGAGTTTGAAAGTCTTACGATTTCACTCATAGTTTTCCTGCCTTATCGTCTTGTAGAAGTTTGAGCAGTTGGTTTTTATCCCTAACAATTTGCTCAAAGTTGTCGGCTTTAGTTTCAAGAACTTGAATAACTCGCTCCTCGATTGTTCCATCTGTGACATAGTCAGTGATAACGATTGAGTCATGCACTTCACTACCAATACGATGGACTCTATCAAGAACTTGTTTGTAATCAACAAGAGACCAAGGTCGTTGAAGCATAATCAATCTACGAGCAGCAGTCAAGGTAATACCAACACCGCCAGCCTGTGCCGTAAATAAAATCCATTTAATTTTTCCTGCTTGGAAATCATCTACTGCTTGTTGACGCTCGTCTTCGTCTTGGTCGCCAGTAATCAGCCCGTGAGCAATCTTCTTCTTTGTAAGTTCTGCACTAAGAAGATTGATAAGTTGCTTAGACACAGCCGAAACAGCAACAGAGTCATCGCCAAAGTCGCCATTTTCAATGTCCTCCATCAACGCATCAATCTTGCAAGAAGGAGCATTTAGGATAGTCTTTTGCTCTCCAGTAGTTTCATCAACTTCTAAAGTAGCGTATGAACTAGCAAACTGCAACAACCTAATTGTTTGTGTTAAAACGCTAGGTGCAGTAACAACATCGCCTTCATCGCCAAGTTCAGCAATCATTAAATCACGCATCTGCTCGTATGCTTTCTTTTGCTTTGTAGACATTTCCACATCGCGGCGTTCATTCATTACTGGCGGCAAATGCGGAAGCACGACTTTCTTTAACATACGACGCATATAAGGATTAACGCTCTTATAAAACTCGTCCTGCATATGCGCTTTGACTCCAAGAACCATCATTCCGCCAAAAGCATTGAGCATTGTGTCAACCATTCGGTCAATCCACTTTGTCTTTGAAGGCCAGTCTTTAGGAGATAGCCAGTGAAGAATTGCCCATAAATCAACAACATTATTAGCAATAGGTGTTCCAGTAAGTGCAAAACGAATATCCGCATCTCCTGTAGCAGCCCAAAGAGCACGACTTTGCTTTGACTTAGGGTCTTTAGAGCGGTGAATCTCGTCAGCAATTACAGCCTTAAAATTAATTCCATTTAACTCTCGCAAGTGGACTTCGCAACGAGCCTCTGTAGTTTTCTCATCTTGACCGCCACAAGCCTTGCAACGAGTCAAAGCGATAGAGCCATATCCCGATAGTCTTGAGTGAGAGCGCAAAGACTCCCAGTTGATAATAAATACCTGTGCTGGCTCCTCAAACTGGTTTTTTCGTTGAACTGCTGACCCCTTGATAACCTGAGTTATTACCCCTGGCCACCAAATATTAAACTCACGAGCCCAGTTCTTCTTAAGGGTATTAGGGCAAACAATCAAAATAGGAAAAATATCTTCACCTTTATCGTGCAGTTCCTTGAGTGCACGGATAGCCTGAGCAGTCTTACCAAGCCCTGGTTCATCGGCTAGGAGTGCTCGTCTTGCTGTGCTGAGAAAGGCTACGCCAGCCCTTTGATGAGGAAATAAAACAGGGTCACCTTCATATGACTCCAACTCTCTAAGGGCGTTAGAAGGGTTTATACGGGTTTCTAGAAGGCTTCCAGCCCAAGCCGCTAAAGACGGCTGAATCTCTAAATCATTGCGAAATGTGGAGCGTAAAGCAAGACAAGTGGTCCAACTTAAAGGAGCACGCCAGACCTGCTCTTTAGGGCTCCAGGAGGCCCCTGGAAGGCTCTTACACAGTTCTTTATAGCGCCAGTCAGCGTTGATGAGGATATTCTCTCCAGCGGAGTCAATATCTACTGAAACTGTCATTTTTACTCCTAATGTCATTAAGTCTATATACTAGCAGAGATTTTTAAATTTTTTATTTTTTCTTGCTAGTAACCTACTCTAGCAGAACTTTTGGTTTCCAACCTAACTTAGTCAGTTTTAGTAGGGCGTGTCGGATGGCGTCTAAAGCGTGCCCCTCACCGCCTCTATGCCAAGTTCCTACCTTACGAAGTGCCTCGTTGGGGAAAAGTGCTTTGGCATCGGCAGGAGTCTGAAAACTAATCTCTTCTGGAACATAGCCATTAGTGCGGCATAGATGTTTGAGGACCCCTATCTGCTCTAGCGAATAAGGCGCTTGAGAGTTGCGAACAGTTTGAGCATTGATAGTAAATCGCTCACAAGAAATAGCAAATTTTTCATACTGCTTCCAAGCAGTAAGACAGGTAGTTATGTTGTCAGAAAACTCTTCTGGCTGGGCTTCAAAAGATAGTTTTAATTTTGGCAAATCTTCTTGGCTGCCAGACCAAGATACAAGTGCAATACCGCTGGCTTTTCCAGGGTCTACAGCAAGAACAGTTATCAATATTTGTCGCCCCAAGTCTCTAGTGGCCCATCAATTCCAGCAGTTAGTGGAACAGCCCAGCCGTCAGTTGTTGTCATACATTCTTGAACAATACGCTTAATTTCTTCTGCTTGGTCACGAGGTGCTTGTAGAACAATTTCATCGTGAACAGGAACAATAAGATTTTCAGTAAGGTCTGCTTGGTCTAACTTGATGAGATTACTCTTAAAGACTTCCGCTGCTCCACCTTGAATTAAGTAGTTAATAAGTGTATAAACGCGATTCTCGTCGCAAGGAATTTTACGACCAGTCCATGTGTGGATGTAACCCTGACCCTCATCGCGTTCACGGCGAGCACCAATGTTTTCAATTTCTTTTTGGAACTTAATCATTCCTGGGTATCGCTGGTCAAAAGCGTCAGATACAGCCTTCATTTGAGACTCTGCAACGCCAGCAGTAAGTGCTTGCTTAGCGACACCAGCCCCGTAAAGACGACCATAAACCATTCCCTTAATAAGAGTTCTGCGCTTATCAGAGCGTGTCATATCAGGTTCTTGATAAACCTCACGACCAATTTCAGTGAACGGGTCAGAACCAGTTGCATCAGCACGATTAAATAGCGTGATGAGATTTGGGTCCTTAGATAAAGATGCAAACATACGAAACTCAACTTGGTCAAGGTCGGAGGTAATAATGACGTGGTCTTTGTCCTTTGGAATAAATGCACGGCGAACTGTGTCATCACCTTTTGGCAAAGTCTGTAGCGCTGGGTCGGTAATAGACATACGAGAAGTGCGAGCGCCTAGAGTTTTAACAGACGGATGAAGAATCCCATCAACATTTTTATTAATGAAGTTGAGGAAGTATGTATTAGCCAACTTATCTGCTTTACGCTGCTTTAGTACTGTCTCGGCAAGGTTTTTTACTTCTTCGTTGCCATGAATTGTGAGCATCTTAAGTTGGTCTTTAGATGCAGATTTCTGACCAGAAGGAGTTGTTTCTGTAATCTCTGCACCAAGGTTTTCTAGCAAACGAACTAACTGAACATTGCTAGTAATACTTGTACCGTTATAGGTCTTTGCAGCCCACTCTTTTACCTGCTCTGTATATGACAAAAGTTCTTCATACTTTTTCTTAGAATATTCAAGGTCAACACGAGCACCATTAATCTCCATACGAGTAACAATTTTGCGTGCTGCCATTTCAATCTCATACGCTTTGTGGTACGGCTGACCTGGGCCACACTTTTCATAAAACTTTTCCCACAAACGCATTGTAAGAATTGTGTCAAGCGCACCATAAGACCAGTAAGGCTCAAAGTTAGTTGGAACAGTTCCCCAAGTCCAACCATTTTTGGTCAAGTCAATATCAAGTTTGTCTTGTAAATATGCCGCTTGAGGGTCAATTAAAAGTGCAGATAGTGGTTTCAAGCCACCAGGACCTAGCGGGTCAATTAAGTGCGCCATAATCATTGTGTCGTGTGCACGCTGCCAAGGCATTTCCCAACGGGATTTAACTGCAAACCATCGTGCCTCAAATGCAATGTTGTGGCAGACAAGTGGTCCATCAAACTTATTCATTGCTTCGTAGAAAACACCGCTCCATTCTTCCCATGGAATAGACCAGCCATGCATACCATCACCTACTTGAACAAGACGTAGGTCACCATGCCAAGGAGACAAAGCATGGTCACGAGGCATACCAGGACGCTCACCAGTTTCGGTGTCAATAGCAATCGCATTGTGTGGGCGACGTTCACCAAGCCAAGAAATAAATTGATTTGCTTTTTCTACAGAGTCAACAAGAGTTACTTCAATACCTGAAAGACCCTCATTCATCTACAGACTCCTCATTTTCTTTCTTTAATTCAACCATATCTAAAGACAAAGGGCCACCATTGAACCTGTAATACCCTGTATGGACTAGCGAAACAGTCGGGTCTATCCAAGTAAACCCGCCTAAATTAAGCCATCTTCTAGTAAAAAAATAGTCTTCACTTAAATATTCTCTAGTATTTTCTTCAATGGCAGTGTCAAAAAATAAATGTACTTTTTTATCTTTATATAAAAACCAATCATTATCATAGTAATTTTGCATTTTTTCAAAGACTTCTCTTTTAATAAGAACAAAGCCAGTGCCAAGCCCAGTTACCTCTAAAAGCCCGTCATTTAATTGAATTTTTCCATCCAATAAAATTGATTTTTCAATACTGTGCTGAGGAACATTTACAACATAACTTGCAGAAGAATACATAAGACCCTCGACAGAGTTTATAGAGTCTTTATTTTTTAATATAGCATTCCAATCAATTTGCTTAATTGGGTATGCTCCGCCAATAATTTCTTTCTTTTTTAATATAAGTTTAATAATTTCTACTGCTTCAAAAGAAATATCTGCATCAATAAACATCAAATGAGTTGCATCTGTTTCTTTTAAAAAATGGTCTGCAAGAAGATTTCTTGCTCTTGTTATTAAACTTTCATTAGAAAGTTGTTGGATACTAACTTGTAATCCTAAAGATGATGATAAACTTATAAATCTAAACAATGACATTGCATAATCAGAACCGCACATTCCACCGTAGCAAGGCGTTGCAATGTGCAATTTTATGTTTCTTAAATACTCTAAATCTTCTTCTTTAATTTCAAAATTGTCGTTTGTCATTTATTTTCTCTCTATTGGTCTTATGGAATCATCTCGATGCGGTAAAGCGAGTCTATCCTCTCATCGTGGGTTGCTGCACGTTCCAATAGCCTTTGAGCAACATTGGTGAGATATCTTGCACCACCTTGGTCATATTTGTAAAGAGCGTCAAGAACAGGACGAGGGTCTTCACTTACTTGTGCCCAATGGCGATATTTTTCTGGAAAAACAATTGGAAGAGTTTTTACAGGGTTGCATTCTTCGCAAGGGATAGCATCTTTAGAAAGAACGTCTGATGTCTCCTCAGTAAGCGCATATCTTTTTACTAATGGACAAGCAGCACCATGAAAAACTAAAGATACACCAACACGAGATAAAATGTAAGAACCATTTTCTGTTCTATACAATTCAAACTCAATCCAGCGTGTTGAGCCACGACGCCAAGACGAAGACTCACCTAGGAGGCGACCTTTAAATTGCAAAGTTCTGGAGCCGTCTTTGACTTCAAACATTACAAACTCCTTTTGTCTTTACTGTCATTTGTTTTCCAATGCTTCTAGTCTAGCGGATAATTCTTGAACTGCCTTAACTAAAGGAGCAATAAATTCATCATATGCTAAGGCTTGCTGTGAGTCAGGGTCCTCTACGTCTCCAATAGACCAACCAGCAAAATCAATAGAAGGATTGTCGCTTAATTCATCCAAAGTTTCTTTAATTTGCTGAGCAATAAAACCATAATGTCTTCTCCTACCTGGAACCACTACAGCGGTTTCTGGCTTTATGTTGTCGTCTTCATCTTTTTCTATGTTTGACAAATCAACTCGACCAGAGTTTAATAAAAAAGAAACAGGTCTAATTTTTTTAATAAACTCTAGCCCTAAAGCAGCGTCTTTAACATCATTTTTGATTCTATAGTCCGAGGTTGTTAAAAAAGAACCTGCTCTTACTATTCCCCAACGGAAACTAAAACTTCCTAAGTCGTATGCTTGGTCCAAAGCCGTAGGGTTTCCACTTGTATTTAAAAATCCAGGAGCAATAGTTCCTTGGCTATACAGTTGGTTTGCCGAACCTTGAATGCCATATCCATTTGTTTGTAGTCCTCGAAGAGCAGCAACGCAACGGTCAGTAATAATTGCATATACGGCGTAAGAAGAAGACGGGTATAAAATTGTTGTAGAGTCGGTGTTTTGGATAGTACCTGTTGAAGAAAATCTCCAGCCATTGGTAGCAGAACCAATATATCCGCTTGTAGCATTAACAGTTCCAGTGATTGTCGCGCTACTACAAGTCATTGCTCCACCAGCAGTAACTGTAAAAGTTCCGCTTCCGTTGTTAATTGCACGACTCGTAATAGTTCCAGCAGTAATATTGTCTGCATTTAAATTTGAAACTGTGATTGCAGCAGCATTAATTGTTCCAGCAGTAATTTTGTTTGCATTTAGACTGCCAACCTGCGTGTCTGTAATTGTTCCGTCTGCCATGTTACTTCCAGAAATAACTTTACTTCCAGAAAAAGATGATGCGGTAACAGCACCAGTAAAAGATGCTGACCCATCGCTAGAGATATTTACTGTTGTTGTTCCAGAAGCATTAATTGCTCTAATACCATTAGTATCAAAAATAACTCTACTGTTAGGACCAGCACTTGTTCTAATAGTTGAACCAGTTATAGTTTTTGCATCTAATGCTGTAGTAGAAAGCATTGTCGCCGTGATAGTTCCAGCGTTAATACGAGCAGCATCAAGGAAACCAGTAGTAATTTTTCCAGCATCTAGGTTTGCAACTACAGCATTTCCTATAGTATTTGCTTGCCAAGAGGTTCCGCCAAGACCAGTCCATTGACCAATAATTATGTTTGAAGCGTTATATTGCCACCAAATGTCTCCAGCAGTGTTTGATGTAGAACCTGGAGCAACTAAAGAATAAGTTACTTTGTTTTTACCATTGGCTGTTTGAATAGCAGTATTAGCCGCAGCAAAGGCTGTTACGGAAAGGTCAAAGGCTTGAGGGTCACCAATATCAACAAGGGCCCCGTTGTCGCCGTTATAAATAGATACAGACCCGTCATTAGGATTAACTACTAACTGACCGTCTTTTGGGTCGGTAACATCAGACGGCTGTCCGACAGTTACTGTTCCAAAATTAACTTGCTCAGGAGTAATAACTTCTGCACCAATTGCATCAGTTGTTACAGATTTTGTTCCTAGTCTACTTCTGGCAGGGCGACGCTCTAGATATCGCAATCTACGCTGAACATCAGAAAGATTATTACCTAGGTTTTTAATAGCACTTCTGCGTCTACTTGGCATTATTCCTCCTATACCGTAATCTTCAATGTAGAAATGCGACGGTCTTCTTTCCATTCACTGATAAGTTCAAGGTCAACTTTTTCAGGGAAAGCAACACCATCAGGCACATTTACTTTGTACCCAACTATTTTACGCACAATAACATCTCCTCTAGGCTCTAAGTCGCTAGCAAGACGCATACGAACAAACTCATCATCAATAATTAGTGAGCACCAATCTCCTGGTAAAAAGTCTCCAACATATGGCCCAATTGAGCCGTTAATTGCAATTGTAAAATTTCCCTCTGGTGGACGTGCTTCATCAGCAAAATCTTGAGCATATGAATACAGAGCAGTCTCACCATACGCTGTTGTCTGGGTGTCGTTCTTTGACTCAACTTGGTCAAGGACTGGCCACCCTTTATCCAACAAATCTGTTGATGTTGCAGCAGCGTAAGGCTGACTTGCAGTGTTATCTAGACCATCATTATTTCCAGCAACCCACATACGAGTGGCAGAGTTTTCTGCTGTTTCAGAGATACCAAACTCAAGGATATTTCCTGGGTATTCAAATACAAACTGGTCTGCTCCCAGAACACTAATTGGATGTACTAAACCAATATATCCAGCAGCAGCACTTCCAGGAACATCTGGCTTTACTACACTAAACCTAAATGTAGTTGTAGTAGGTGTAGCAGTTACTACCTGAGTTCCATCAAAAGAGGTACCAACATCGCTAACAACAATCTCTTGACCAACAGTTAGTCCATGAGCCGTTGCCGTGGTGAGTGTTGCCACATTAGAAGCAAGAGTTTTGTATGTCACAGATACTTTATTTGGAGGCGGAATAAACGGAACAAAGGTGAATGTTTTAGAGAATTGACCAATATTTTTGTCAAAATCGCAGTCAATGCGGTATTCAAAGCCGTTTACATCTTTAGAGAATTCTTCAAGAATTTCACCAAATGACTTTAAATCAGAACCTCTAAATATTTGCTGAGATACTCCAATATATTTTCCGCTAAGTTCATTACTTACACCAATACCAATATCAGAGTTTCCAGAGTAGGCTCCAAAAGTACCAGCAACTGCTCTAGCGCCCCATTTAACAGTTCCACCATAAACAGCCTCTGCCTCAGCGTTAACTACAGAAGTTGAATTAAATTTAAATGTTTTAGTATCAACTACGCTTGATACAACTTGAACTCCGTCATAGTCAGAGCCTACATTTTCAATAACAACTTTTTTACCAGCAGTTAAACCGTGATTAGTTGATGTAACAAGAATTCCAGATTTGTAAGAAACAGAGCCATAGTCAGTTACGTTAATGACTCCAGCCATACTATTTGTCTGCTGAGCCTGATAATAAAGAGTTGCTGGAGCACTAAGAGGAACAGTAAAAGTAATTGTTCCACTTGCTGTTCCATTATTAGTTACTCCTGTGGAGTAGACCTTTCCAGCAGCATAGCCACCTCCTTGATTTTGAATCCAGAAGTTATATCCAGGAGAGTTAATAGTAAAGGTATAGGTATTTCCACGAATTAGATATAGGTTTGGATTATTGGTTGCTGTAGCAGAACCTTGTATGACAGAAGCATAAGCAAGGTTATTGCTATTTGTAAATGTGTATGCAGTCTGCTCTCCGACTTTAGTCACAGTGGTAGAAGCCACGTCGCGGGAAGTCTTAGCAAAACTAAACTGAGTAGCAGATGGAATTGCAATTACCTTTTGAGGACCATTAAGAACTGACTCGTAAAAGAAAGTGATAGTTCCGCTTACTGTAGATACGTTTGCTACACCTAAAGTTATAGTTAATCCATTAATAGATTGAACAGTTGCATTAGAGCCGATTCCTGCGCCAGTTACACCCATTCCAACCAAAATACCAGTGTTGGAGCCAGATATAGTTATAGTTGTTGCTCCTGCTGTTCCAGCAGTTGCAGTTTTTGTAACACTAATGACGTTACTAATATTAGATATTTCTACAGAATCACCAACTGCAAGCCCGTGGGCAGATGCTGTAGTCATTGTTGCAACGTTATTTAAAACTTGTTTTGTAGTTATTTTTAAAGTGGTAGTCTGAATTTGAGCAGACGTAATATTGTATGAGGTAAGTTGTGTCAATGGTGTGCTTGCAAAACTAGATGTGACTCCAGTTGGTTTTACTACAAAAGAAGTTGATGTAGGAATTGCCGTGATGACCTGATACCCGTTTAACAACGTATCAACATCAACTAACTCAACTTCTTGTCCTAGAAGAAGGTCGTGCGGTAGAGCAGTAGTTAAAGTTGCAACTCCAGAAGACATCACCTTGTTAGTAAGAGAGTATTCCAACTCGTTTGCTGGCTTAACCTCTTCATTGGCAAAAGAAAGATTAGAAAAATCTTCATTCATATAGCCAAGCAGGTCTCGTGCTAAATCATAGGTATCAACAATAGTTCTTGCAAGACCTGTTGTGGAAGGGCTAGATGCAAGAGTTACACCGCTAACAGCAAAAGTAAAACTTGCTGGGGATGGAACTGAAGCAATTGTTTTATCTCCATTAAGAGCATTGTTAAGGTTACGAATCCTTACCTTTTCTCCTACTTTGAAGCCATGGTCTACTTCCGTATAGACAGTTGCAACTGAGCCATTAGCCTCGTAGCGTGAGCAGTAGTACTGCTCTGAGCCGTAATACAGTGTTTGCCATAATGCTCGGTGATACAAATAACTTACAAACTCATTGGCATCAACACTTAAAGTTTTGTTTGTTGGAGAGTATTGACGACCCCAAATAATTCCACCCCAGACACAGACGCCATCTCTAAGAACATAGAGAGCAGTCTTACCTGGCATCGTATTGTCGTAAAGTTCTAAATGAGCAGTGGCCTCGATAAGAGGAATAGTTCCACTAAAAGAGCCAGCCTTACTTAAAGCACGCTCATAAGATACACCTATAAAAGGAATTTCTGCAAGAACTTCATTGGTTAATAAATCGGCAACGTAATAGCGATACTCAGGTGGAGTTATTGAGTGGTAGTCAATTGCCATGTCGTCTTTTCCTCGTGTCGTTTAGTATTACGCTAGCCAGCCAGAGCGATATTCCACGGATAGTTTAGCAGTCGAGTTTGCGTTTCCATTGTCGTAGAAACTAATAACATTCTCTCCTGGAGATAAAGTAATCCAGTCATTATAAACTTCTAGTTTCATACGAGCACCGTAGTATTCTCCGTTAAGAGCAGTTTCTCGGTTGTATGTGTCAATTTCAAGTATGTCTGGTCCAAAAGTATATGTTCCGCTTACAGAAACTACGTTAAGAGTGTCGCTAGCAGTTCCAATAAAAGTAAATGTATTACTTGTTCTTGCCGTGATATATCTGTCGCCATCAATACCAGCGCCAAGACTAAACACTTCCACAGAATCTCCTACTTGCAAAATATGAGCAGTAGATGTAGTAAGAGTTACAACTCCACCAGTAATAGACTTAGAGATAATTGAGCCAGAGACTATTGTTCTCAGTGGCTCAACAATAGTCATATATTCGCCATTTGTTTCATTAAGAATAACTGCTGGACCAGTAATAGGCCCAGTAATTCTAAAATAAGCGCTAACAGGGTAGTCACCTTCGTTTGTAAGAACTGACTTACCGCTTCTTACTGGAGTTGCAGATTTAGCAAGAATTTCTTCTACGTTATATCCTTGATTATCTAATTCATTCCAAGAATACTTTATAGGGTCAGCAGCACGAAGACCGATGGAAAAATCAATTCGACCACGAGCACTGACTGTCTCAAAGTTTGGCTCTCCACTAAGGCGAACCCAAGATGCTTTAATTGGGTTTTCATTTGTCTTTAACCAGCCTCCTTGCCTTACTAAGTTAATTTGAGCAACTAGGCGTCGTCGAGCCTCTGCTGCTAATGACGGGTCAGTACAGAGAATAGAGCCTTCTAAAGTTAAATCACGAGCGTTGTAGCGACCTTTTACATCATAAGAACCATCCGCCCAGCCACGCTTAATGTCTGGCATATCAGGTGCTGGCGGGTTCCACCAACCTTTAATATCAGTAATTACCCAAAGAACACCGTAGTCATCAACGGTATTAAATACAAAGTCATTAAGTGCAATGTCTTCCTGCAACTTCATACCTGTTAGGTGCGGTTGTGGAAGTGGTGTCAGTGCTTGCTGTGTAATCCTATTTTTCTGTGCTTGATTAAGTTGTGCCATTATGCTGCTCCCTTACGCATTGCATATGAAAGTTGACGAGAGACAATTGCTGCAAGTTCACGCTCATCCATTCCAGCAGAAGGATTTACAACAATAGTTATGCCCTTACCAGCACCGCCCATGTAATCAATCATTGCCTTATCGCGTTTTGATAGACCATCTGGGTCAAGAGGTTCAACACGCTCTGGCCTACCTGCTTCACCAATTCTTGCCAAAGTTCCACCTACAGATGGTTGAACTATTCCGCCACTAGCAAAAGGTTCAACATATGGTGCTTGAATTGTAAACCCTTTACCACCAATACCTAAAAATTTAGTTACAGCATTGTCTGGGACTCTAAGTTCAAGTTTAAAACTGTTCCACCAGCCAATCATTTTATTTATGACAGCCTTAAATCCATCCCCCAATGGACCAAATATATTTACCTGCTTAATTATGCTAGTAATGGGGTTAATGAAGAATGCTTTAAAGAAGTCCAAGAATCCAGATAATAAAAGTTTTACTCCCTTAATTGGGTCAGTAAATATGTACCACAAACCAGCAACAACTTTAATTACTCCTGAAATAATGTCAGAAAGAGTGTCTATAGCATTCACAAGAATAACTTTAAATAAAGGAACTATATACTTACCAACAAAATCGCCCATTGTTTTAAAAATATCTTTTAATCCACTAATCTGTGGAAATACCATCTTAATAGCATCCATAATTTGTTTAAATGATGCTTGAAGTTCTTTAAATACACCATCAACTAAATCTTTTAATGCTTTTCTTAGAGTTTCGCTGTTTTGATACATACCAATAAATATTGCAACTAAAGCAGCAACAGCGGCTACAATTGCAATAATTGGTCCCATGCCAGCACCAAAAATAGGTGCAAGAGCCAACTGAGCCCTGCCAGCAATCCCAGAGGTGTATGTCAGTTCCGCCCATGCCTGAGACAATTTTGCTGGAGCAGCGGCTAGTGCTTCTACTCCACCTTTAAGTTTTAAGAAGTTTCCATAAACTACTTTGCCAAAAAATTCTGCTCCTTGACCAATAGTTTTTAATGCTAAAACAAACGGTAAAACTACTGCTGTTGCTCTTAATAGTCCCTGACCAAAATCTGTATTTAAGAAATCAGTTACAAACTTTAAGGCTGTTCTTAGAGTATTAAAGAATATTACTATTGCACCGCTGTCTGTAACGGTTTTTACAAATCTAATAAACTCGGCAATAAAATTTCCAAATGCTGGAAGACTGTCTGCAAGTGCTTTACCAATAGCATCTATGTCAGGCATTGCACCCTTTAAAGCATCAAGGAACCCTTCCATTCCCTTACTTGCGCCAATTTTTAAAATTATCCCTAAAAGACCACCAACAACATCAAGTAGTTTTCCAGCATTAATTGCGCCTTGAAGAAAGAACTCTTTAAGAGGCTTACCATCAACTTCTGTAAGATTTTTTAACTTAGTTGCAGCATTTGTTAAATAATCAAGAAGGTAAAAGCCGCCACTTCCTTCTCCAACGTTTGCTTTAATTAAAG